AAACCGCTATTACGCGCGCACGAGGACCGGTTATAGGTCTCTTAACTCAAGGAAGTATTAACAATACCACTGGCAATAAAGCCGATAGAGTAAAGTTAGCTTCTACCAAAAAGGGTATAGAGAACTTCATTACTGGTTCATATCTAGAAATCCGACCTATGTCAATAGACAAACTGCAGGGTCTTGGTTGTAAGTTCGCAACCGTTGACGAGTGGCTTTCTTGCGACATTAGAGAGGATTGTATAGGCGCGATTGAGCAGGGATCTACTAAGGTCCCCGACTATGCGATTATTGCCATTTCATCAGAAGGTACTGTCAGGGACGGCCCTGGCGATACAATCAAAATGGAGCTTGAAGACATCTTAACTGGTAAGATCTGGGATCCTTACACATCTATCTGGTATTACAGATTGGATGATATTAAGGAAATCAACTATCCAGAGATGTGGGTCAAAGCTAACCCTAACATCGGTATTACGGTGTCGTATGAGGATTACCAGCGTGATGTAGAGCGTGCAGAAAATGTTCCTACAACTGCTAATGACATCATTGCAAAGCGCTTTGGTATTCCTGCTGAGGGTTACACTTACTTCTTTACATATGAGGAAATTAAGAAACATCCTCGTAAAGAGTATTGGCAGATGCCATGTTCAATGGGAGCAGATATGTCGCAGGGTGATGACTTCTGCTCTTTTAGTTTTCTGTTTCCACTTAAAAGCGGAAAGTTTGGAGTACGAACTCTGAACTTCATTTCGCAATTAAAATACGAGAAACTTCCGGGTGCTATGAGAAACAAGTATGACGCTTTCATCGCGGAAGGCAGCTTGATCGTCATGAACGGCGCCATCTTGAACATGATGGAAGTTTATGATGAAGTGGATAAGTTCATTACAGAAAACGAATTCACCATTATTTCATTCGGGTATGACCCGTACAACGCTAAAGAATTTGTCCAGAGATGGTGCTCTGAATACGGCGAATTCGGAGTGACGAAAGTCCCTCAGGGCGTAAAAACAGAATCGGTTCCGTTAGGCGAGCTCAAGAAATTAGCAGAGGCTCGTCTTCTTTTATTTGACGAAGACATCATGCATTTTGCAATGGGTAACTGTGTCACTAAGGAGGATAGTAACGGAAACAGAAAATTAAGTAAGAAACGCTACGAGGAAAAGATTGACCCGTTTGCGGCAACTCTTGATGCGTTCGTTGCGTACAAACAAAATTTGGAGGCTTATGGTTAATGGACTATGAAAAGATTCCGTTGAAAGACCGACTGGTCCATGCCTGGAACATCTTCAGGAACAAAGACCCATCGGCCTACATGAATTACGAATTAGGTTATTCGGGAACTGGCATATCCGGTAGAAGACGCCTCAGCATCGGTGCAGAAAAGTCGATCATCACATCTGTGTACAATCGTATTGCGGTTGATGTCGCTTCACTGACGTTTAAGCACGTGTTACTGGATGAGCTTGACAGATTCCTGGAAACTTATAATTCGCGTTTAAACAGATGCTTAGCCATAAGTGCCAATCTTGACCAGACAGGTCGAGCATTTATGGAAGATGTGGTCCTTACAATGCTGGATGAAGGCGTAGTAGCCATTGTCCCTACAGTCACAAGTGAGGACCCGTTCAAAGAAGATGGCAGTTTCGATATTCTCGAGATGCGGACAGCAACAATTAAAGAATGGGCTCCAGATAAAGTTAGGGTTTCGATCTATAACGATATCACTGGAGAGAAAGAAGATCGTGTGCTTCCTAAGCGAAGCATTAGCATCATCGAAAACCCATTCTATGCGATCATGAATGAACCTAATTCGACCGCTCAGCGTCTCATGACGAAATTGTCTATATTAGACGGCATCGACAACCGTACTGGTTCAGATCGCCTCGACTTGCTCATCCAGTTTCCTCAGGTAATTAAGACACAGTTACAGAGGAAATTAGCAAACCAGAGACTTGAAGATTTCCAGCGACAGCTGAAGGCAAGTCCTCTTGGCATTGCATACATTGACGGTTCTGAAAAAGTTGTTCAGCTTAACAGATCAGTTGAAAACCAGTTAGTAACCCAGATTACAGACTTGACGAGTACGCTATTAAGCCAGTTAGGTTTCACTCAGGAGATACTGAATGGTACAGCTGATGCCAATACGATGAACAACTATTACAGCCGTATAATTGAGCCGATTGCATCGGCAATTGCGGATGAGATGACACGAAAGTTCTTGACACCTACTGCCATTACTCAGCACAAGGCTATAAAGTTCTATCGTGACCCGT